AAAAAAATTTTTTTGTCGTATTTATAGTAAAATTAATAAACTAAATTAAAAAAATTAAAAAATTATGGCTGATTTGTTAATGAAGATGCCGGTTCCTTATGAACCAAAAAGACAGAACCGGTTCATCTTAAGATTTCCAACCTCTTTGGGTATTAATGAATGGTTTGTTGAAAGTGCATCTAGACCTTCAATTAAAATCGGTTCAACTGAAATTCAATTCTTGAATACATCCACATTTGTTGCGGGTAGATTTACTTGGGACGCTATTTCTGTTAAATTCAGAGATCCAATCGGACCATCAGCATCTCAAGCATTGATGGAATGGGTTCGTTTATGTGCTGAATCAGTTACAGGTCGTATGGGTTATGCTGCTGGTTATAAGAAAAATGTTGATTTGGAGATGTTAGACCCAACTGGAGTTGTTGTAGAAAAATGGATTTTAGAGGGTGCATTTATGACAAGTGTAAACTTTGGTTCATTGAGTTATTCTCAAGATGCTTTAGCCGATATTACGGCAAACATCCAAATGGATAGATGTGTTTTAGTTTATTAATGGTTTCAAAATAAAGTCACTGACCCCATCATTAATTTGTTGGGGTTTTTTGTTGACTAAAATTTTATACAAGTTATATTTAAAATAAAAAGAAAATGGAAGATTCTCAAAAATATGGTCAAATGGATTTTAATTTACCTCATGATGTGGTGTCACTACCATCTGGAGGGTTATTTTATAAATCAAAAAAAAAGACGGTAAAATTAGGTTACTTAACCGCATCTGATGAAAACTTACTTGCAAATATTAATGAAAGAAAAACAATTAAAGAAACAATTGTTCTTCCTTTGTTAAGGTCAAAGTTATATGAACCAGATCTAAGACCTGAGGAATTACTTGATGGAGACATTGAGGCCCTATTAATTTTTTTACGTAACACCTCTTTTGGACCTGAATATAATTTGATTTTAACTGATCCCAAAACCGATAAAGATTTTGAAACAGTAATTTTCTTGGACCAATTAGATGTTAGAAAAACAACCGCACAACCCGATAAAGATGGTCATTTTGTAGTCACATTACCCAAAACACAATCTGTCGTTAAATATAAACTTTTAAGTTTGAAAGATTCTTTGGAGGTCGATTCTATTTTACAGTCCTACCCAAAAAATGTTGTTGCTCCGACCGCTACTCTTAAACTTAGTAAACAAATAGTAGAAATAGACGGTACAGACGATAGAGTATCTATAGAAAAATTTGTTCAGAACATGCCAATAATGGACTCTAAGTTTTTGAAAAAATTTATGTACGATAATGAACCTAGATTAGATCTATTAAGAGAAGTTTTAGCCCCGTCTGGAGAAAAGGTAGTAGTGAATATTACCTTTGGGGTTGAATTTTTTCGGCCTTTCTTCTGATTACATTCAAAACTCCCTCCAAGAGTATTATTACCTTGCACAAAAATTAAATTTACCCTATTGGGATTATCTGAGAATGCCCATATACGTCAGAAAATTTTTGATGAACAAGTTAATTGAAGATTCAAAACCCACATAATTTGTATTTATTTTAAAAGAATAATTAATGCCCTCCAACAAACCAAATTCTGGGAATATACTTGACCCTGGGGATAGTGAAGAAAGTGTAGGTAAGGTTGCAGATGCAACCTCCGCATTGAATGCTTCCTTTCTGGATTTAGATAAGACTATCAACGAAATGAAACTGTCATTTAGTTTTATTACAGATACCTTAACAAATGTAGGTAATCAACTAGTATCCATAATTAATCCAATTGAGATATTCAAAACTCAGATAAATCTTGACAAAGAGGCATCAAGGTTAGTTAGGGCGTTCGGTGTTTCAAAAGATAAGGCGGGTGAACTTACCCAAACCCTAACAGACGCAATACCTGGATTTATTGCATTTGGAGGAAGTGTTGGAGATGCTGGTCAAACAATTAAAACTTTAGCGGAGTCATTTGATACTAATATGTCTATTGCTGGGGATACTTTGGTTAGTTTTGCCGCTACCGCGAAAGTTACAGGTGTAGAACAAGGAAAATTAGCGACCTCATTTAGGGATGTTGGTGTATCACTAGGTGACATAGATGACAGAATGTTGAAAGTCGTTGAAACCGCTAGAAATGCTGGTATCACAACCAAGGCAGTATCGGACCTGGTAACATCAAACTTAGATAAAATGAACCTCTACAACTTCAACAATGGGGTAGTAGGTTTGGCAAAAATGGCGGCCCAGGCATCAAGATTAGGTATTGATATGAATAGTATCTTCTCTACTGTTGATAAAGTTTTTAATCCTGAGGGGGCAATTGAATTATCTTCGGCACTTCAAAGACTTGGTGTTACAACTAGTGATCTTCTAGATCCATTAAGGTTAATGGATTTAGCACAAAATGATCCTACTGAATTACAAAATCAAATTGTCAACATGACAAAAGAATTTGTTAAATTCAACACAGCAAACAATCAATTTGAAATTTTACCAGGGGCAAAAAGAAGACTAAATGAAATAGGTGCTGCATTTGGATATTCAAATGGTCAACTTCAAAAAATGGCAATTAATGCCGCCAATTTCGATTATAAGTTAAAACAGTTGAAGTTTCCGTCTGATTTGGCATCGAAAGAAGATAAGGAGTTTCTTGCTACAATTTCCCAAATTGGAGAAAAAGGGTCTCAATTTGAGGGAAGGGCATTTGTACAAGTTGAACAAACGGATGCCACAGGTGCGGGTACAGGTAGATACATCTCGAAGGCGTTAGAAGATTTATCTTCGGAGGACATTAATCAGTTAAAAAAACAGACTGACATCCAAGGATCAATGGAAGATATTGCAAGAAACCAATTGGACTATGTTAAAAGAATCGAAAGTAATTTAAATAGTATGTTGGCTGCCGCAAAATATGGAGTGGCAACAAGTCCCACTTTACAGGGACTCTTTCAAAACACTATGCAAGGTGCAGTTAGTATGACAGACATAGCCGCAACCAAACCTTTCAATGAAACAAAATTTTATAGAGAAAATACGGATGAATTTATAAAAGCCGCAGGACAAATAATTTCGGCACTAGTCCCAGGGTCAGTAGTTTCCACGTTTGAGGATCTTAAAAATTCACTTGAAAATATGTTAGGGGGTATTGATTTTAAAAGTATTTTTCAGGGTATCCAAAGTATTATCCCAAAAAATATTACAACCGCATCCAATGTTAATACAAGTAATGTTAATATGGCAACAAATAATGTTAACAACGTAAATCAAAATGATATTACTTTCACTAAACCTCTTACAATAGAAGTAAAAGGAGATAATACTTTGAATGCGGACCAAAAACAACTGGTTGCAACAGAAGTCACAAATTGGTTTACAGGACCAGATAAACAAAAAAATATAGAACTTTTATTCAAACAAATGGGATTAGTGGGTGGTAATTATAATGGAACACCGGGATAAATTCTTTCATGGTCAATAATACCTATAAAATTGTTTTTTTAATATTTATCTAAAAAAGGAAATATGCCAGAAAGTTTTTTGTCTTTTGATAATTCTTCAGTTTTTAGAAACAATTTAATTGCACAAAATCTTGCACCCTATCAAATTCAAGGGGCTTTTAGCCCCCCATTAGGAAATATTTTATATGAGGTTAGTCCTTTAAGTAATTTCAGTGTGATTGATTCACCAAACACATTAATTTCGACCAATCAATTGGCAAATCAATTATACCCACTAAACGAGTGGGGACCAGAAGGAGGATTTCAAGGAAAATATTCTGTACCCGGTAATCCTTTACCAGTTCCATCAAACCAAGGACCTTATGATCCTAACGACACACAATTAGACATAATAAATCAGTACTTTATTGATACTGCTTATGTAGAAAATATATTTGGACCAGAGGGTGGGTATAGTGACTTAGTAATAACGACAAAACTAGCGTTACCATATCAATTTTTTTCCCCATATTATTTTCAAGGTTCACCGGTTAATTATATTCCCTCAACCTATACCCCATATGAGATATTAATATCGAATAATCCACAAGGGGATTTGGGATTGTTGTCACAAGACTCCCAATTGGCACTTATTGGTGCTGAAAGTTTAAAAGCGGCATTTGAGGCGAGAGTTGCATCTGAAATAATACAACTTACTCAGGGTAGTGTAAACCTTGATGCGTTGTCAGATCCTTTTACTGCAACTCAGGTTGCAACTGGTAAACAACCTTTATTTATTCCTAATTGGAAAATTACAGTTCCAGAAAATCCTATATTAGGTGCTTTATCTTTTGCGAATAGATTGACGACAACCTACCTCCCGGTTTCTTTGATTCCAGGTGATTACTTTCAAGAACCAGACGCATTCAATCAACCCGGACAAGTAGGAAATGCATTGAATGTTGTAAACAACCTTACGGGAGGAGCACTTGGACCAATACTTAATAAGTATAGAAATCCTTCACAGATATTTCTTGCAAACACAGGTAACGGTCAACAATCTGTTTTATTCCAAAGTTTAGAATACAATCTTTATCGACCAAAATATGATAAAGGAATATTAGTAGGTTTTACATCAGCACTTAATAATTTGTGGGGGGCTGGACCAAATGGTGATGGTGGTTATTATCTTGGCAGTAGTGAAATAGAACCAGGATTAATTACATCTCCACCCAATCAAGTGGCGGTTGATTTTACAGGAAAACAAGTTCAAACTTTAGTTTATGGACCATCCGAAATTGGAATATTATATGAGGGTAATCAAGGTCAAATAAATTTTGGTTTACAAGCCCCATCTTACACTGATCTTGGTGGAATAATGGGTATGTTTGTTTGGACATCCCCAAAATATCAAGCAAATAAAGGTTTCAAAGTTGGTAAGGGTGGGGAAAATATTAAATTAGACGAAGAGTTTAATATTATAGAAAGTCAATATGATACAAATTTATCTACAAATATTGATTTCAAACCAGGGTCTATTCTTGACGACACTCAGAGAATTATTGAGGCTGCAGACAATTTACAAGGAATTGCTAAATTAAAACATGCCGGTAACGCAATTAGTCAAGTATCTAAAGTTTTCAATGACGGGTACAAGGAAATGACGAAAGGATCCCAAGTCATTGCTTATTACGATAGTTCAACTGGATCAAACACAATTGGTGTTGAAGGTACTGAGGTAGGTAAGGAATATTGTAGATTGTTTCAAAAAGATACACCATACTACACATACAATGATTTACAAAAAACTGATGGTATTACAGAACACGGTAGAAAATTTAATTATTCTGTATTCGATAGGACCTATAATTTGAACATTGCTCCTTTGAGAAATCCGGGGTCTACAAATATTATTAATGGTAAAGTAAAGAAGTACATGTTTTCTTTAGAAAACCTGGCTTGGAGAACATCTGATCAACCTGGATATACATATGACGATCTACCAGATTGTGAAAAAGGACCAAATGGTGGTAGAATTATGTGGTTTCCACCCTACAATCTATCTTTCAGTGAGGATAGTAGTGCACAATGGAACCCAACAAAATTTATTGGTAGACCCGAACCAATTTATACTTACCAAAATACTTCAAGAAGTGGATCTATAAGTTGGACAATAGTTGTTGATACACCAGCATCTATGAATACAATTGTGGAAAAACAATTAAGTAAATTGAGTCCACAAGATGTAAACTCGATTGTTGATTCATTTTTTGCCGGATGTGTAAAATATGATATATATGATTTGGCAAAAAAATTCAATCAAATTCCACAAAATGAATTATTAGTTTATCAAGATTTAGTCAATGAACCAAGATTATCTGAAGAAGAACTTGCCCAAATCTTACAAGACATTCCATCAGACCCAACAATAAATGTAACTAATGTAAACAACGGTGGTAATCAAGGTGGTTCTGATGGTAATCAAGGTAATCAAAATGGGGGTGATGGAGGTGTTGGTACTACAGTAATAACATCTTCTGGTGTAAAAACTTTAGACGAATATATAAATAAATCTTTTTACTTCGATAATGATTTTCCAGAAGGATATACTCTCAAAGGCGTTAAAACTTCTCAACAGGATTTTTCATTTTATTATAATAATTATATTGCTTTACAAAATACTACATATAGTACTAAAGCCCCTGTTGATGTTTATATAGGACAGACTAAGTATCCAAACAAATCGGCAATACCTAATTTCTTTACAAAAGTAATAATTGATAACTATACTTTTTTATCAACCAAATTCATGCAAGATCTAAAAAGTGTTGTTGTAGATCAAAACCGTAGAGTCACGATTGAATTGACTGGTTCGGCATCAGCCCCGGCAAAACAAGATTATAATGTTAACTTATCTGAAAGAAGATTGGACAGTGTAATAAAATGGTTTAAAAAACAAACACTAGGAGATAAGACAATAGAAACATTAGTGACCCAAGGATTAATCACTTTTCAAACAATTCCAGCAGGTGAGGTTATTTCTTATCCATCTAGTTCTACAGCAGAATTGGGTACTGAAGTAAATTGTACTAATAATATCACAACAACCCCAACCGCAACAC